AGCTTATCTCCTGTTTCAAGTGTTGTTTTTGTTGTAATGTCTATTGTAGTTCCAAATGGTAAAGATACATTGTTTAATATGTGTCTCAATGATCCACCTGATTTTGTCACACTTAGATCAATAGTCACATCTGCACTTGATCCACTTACATTAGATACAAGAATACCAATTACAGTTTCAGTTGTGCTTGAAGGTACTGCATCAACAATGTCTCCTGCTGAAGTTCCTAAAACTCCCTGAACTGAATGTAGCGTGTCTGCCATTTAACTTCCTTTCCTATGATAGAGCCAATACTAGACCTAAAGAAACTCCTGGTGTTGCCAAATTAGCAATATCCTGTGCAGTTGTCTTTTTTAAATTATTACTGTCGTCTGCGTCTCCGATCATTACAATGTCAGATCCAGCGACTGTAGCTGAAGTTGCTAAATTAGGAGATATTACTAATGTAGATGAAAATGCTCCCGAAGTTGCAGTTGCCCCACCTGCTAAGCCTGAAGTGCTTCCTGTTGTGATTGTGACACCTGTTATGTCTCCTTCTCCAATAAAACTTGCCCAAGATGATCCGTTATAAAAAGAAAGTGTGTTTGTATCGCTTAAATACGCAAACATACCTTCTTCAGGGCTAGAAATTGCACTATCTCTAGCACTTGTACTTGCGAAAACTCCAATTACTTGTTCTTGTACATAATTATTAAAATCAGACGCATTGACAAGATCTCCTGTTGTCCATACTTTAAAACCTGCTCCCATTAAATCTCCTTATTATTAACTATACGCAAATCTTGTTCCAATTCCAAGTCTAGCAGAGCCTAATACCCATGCACTTGAGCTTGCAGGACTAAGAGTTAAACTCCAATTCCACGATTGAGCGCTTGCGTTTATATTGTGGCTTATACTTTCTATCCACAACTCATCAGTATAGCTTGAAGTATCAGGATTAACTATCTTAACTGATATTCTATCTCCAAATTCAAGACCAAGTGCCTTTTCCCAAATACTTGTATTTTGTCTAGGATTAATCTGTAATTGATCAACACGCACAATAGGAAGTGCAGTTTCTGCAATTTTTTGCTCAATTAACGACAAAACATCTGCGTCACTTATGTTTAAGGTTGTTTTATTGCTTGTTAAAGGCCTGTATCTCTGCACACTATCTCCGTCTGAAATATATTGTGTTGATCCATTTTTTCTTATCCACTCATAAACATTAATAATTTCGTTTAAATCAAAGCTAGTCACAACATTTGTATATGGTAAGTTTGATCCGTCATTACTAAATATTGCTTGAACTGTTGTTGCTTTTGTGTTTGAAAGTTTATAATCTCTATTTCTAAAAACTGCCTTTCCGTCCCTTCCAATAAAAAATTGTGCATTTTCGGCTAATTCGCAGTCCCTTAAAGCAGTTAATATGTTTGTGTTTGTTCCACTTTGTACCTGCACTTGATTTGTTCCTGTTTGAATATCTCTTAAAGCACTTGGGAATTGAACTAAATTTAATATTCTTGAAATTCTAGCAGAGCTTAATTCCTGTATATCCTCATACCCCAAAACACTTGTTTCTCCAATTTCACTAAAACCACCTCTACCAAGTCTCCAACCTGCACTCTCAAAGTTTTGTGAATTAAATATCTTAAAAGCATCAACACAGTTAAAATCAACTGTGCTATCAGCACCTAAAGCAGGATATTTTACAGGGATCGTGTCAAGAAAACCAAAAAAAATAGGATATTCTACACTATCGTATGTTGCAGTAATTCTTACATTTTTATAAGGTTGTATTTTTGTAATTGAATTCCCACTGTCATAATAAGGGCTTGAAGTATTATTTGGATTAAACCTGTTATCTGCATTACTTAATGTTAGTGTTGCAGTTCCATTTATAAACTGCCCCAATTCATTTGTTCTACCTCGTTTTGTATTTATTTGCCTAACATAAGTAGAAATGTCTGTATATGATTGTGTTGCGTCAAAGGGATTACTGTCAAAAGCAACTTGAACTTTTAGGCTTACATTACTGTCAAAATCAACAGGCATTACAAAAACTCAACTCCGCGTTTTTTTGCCTCTTGAAATGCTTGAGATACACTTTCAATAAATTCATCTGAAGTTCCAACATTTGTGCCTTGATTAAATATATTTATATTTGTTTCTCCTAACATTTCTGCAGTTAATTTTGGTCTTGTTGCAGTTGTATTTCCTGTTGTTGCAGGGAATTTTTGAGGTCCTTTACCACCATTACCACCACCATTACCACCTGAACTTGTTGAAGGGCCTAAATCAATTCCGACTTTTGATAAGCTACTTGCATTACTAAAGAGTGATCCAAAAAGACCATTGATCTCTCCAATTTTTTCTCCCGTAATATTTGCTAATTTATCTAATGCGTCCTCATAGCCTTTAGTTCCAACACCAAAATCTGCTAATGCCTTTGTTAAGTTTTCCTGTGCTATTGCCTGTTCTAATAAGTTTCTTGCTGATTTTTCACTTAACTTGTTTAATTGTTTTTGTGCCTCAGTCACTCCATTTATGGCTTCTTTGTGTAAATCTTTTGCTTTAACAAGGTCGTCCTCTGCTCTTTTAACATTATCAAGCGCTTTTTCTTCCTCTTGTGAAATAGCAACTGCGTCCTCACGAAGTTTTGTTAGGTTTTCCTCCATTACTGCAAGTTCAAGTTTTTGAATTGCTGAAAGTTCCTCCTCATTTCGTAAGTTATTAATTGCTTCCTCTTGTCTTGCAATAGCGAGTGCTTCCTCGTTAGTTATTTGAGCACCTAAACCTTGTACATCAATTAATTTTTCTTTTGCCTTTTCTAATTCTGTTGTTGCGTCAGAGACACCTTCCTCTGCTTTTATTTGTTTTTCAAGTGCTTTATTTCGCTTAGTTTCTGCACGATCAACACGATCTTGCATTGCTTGTAGTTGATCAAAGGCATTTAAAACACTCTGTAAGCCTCCTAGAAGGCTATCCTCGTACGCTTGAGCGTTTGCTAAGGCTTCCTCTGTGTTCTCTCCCATAGCCACATTATTTTCTCTAATAAGATCAGTTAATTCTTTAACTGTTAAATTAGTTCCGTCATAAACATCAGCTAATTCAGTATGAGCTTGTGTGACTTTTTCTGTGTCATCTGCTACAAATCCTAAATAATATTGTTGTCTTGCGTATGCGTCATTAAGTCTTTCAGCGCTATGTTTTGCCTCAACATACTTATCATTACTTCTACCAATTGCCTTACCAAGTGCAATTAAGCCCGTAGTCACAAGTGCGATACCAATTCCAATAGGCCCAAAAGCAACTGCTATTGCACTAACAATAATTGCAATAAGTGCTTTAATTCCTTTTGAAGCCTCATCTGTTCTGTTCTTAAAATTTTGAAACCTTTCAACAGTCACTTGAGTTTGTTTAACTAAACCTGTTAAAGAAGGAACTAAATCTTGCCCAATGGTAATTTTTAAATTATCAAGCCCATTATTTAATATTTGTACTTGTGCTTTAAAACTTTCTAATTGTTTTTCTGCAATTTCTTGCGTTGTTCCTGAAGCCTTTCTAAGTTCATTTTCGTAGTTTCTTATTTGATCTGTTGCACCTGATAAGATTTTTATTCCGTCTGCAACACCACGATTAAGACCTAATTGATCAAGTGTGCCTGCCTTCAATTCGTCACTCATAGGGCCTAACACTCTATCAAGTTCCTCAATAACATCAGCAACATTTCTCATATTGCCTTCTGTGTCAAATATCTTTAAACCAAGTTTTTCAAATTCCTCTCCATTTTTTGCAGTCGCTCTTGGAATATCACGAAGTATTTGGTTAAGTTTATCTCCTGCTTCAGCACCTTTTACACCACGATCAGCGAAAGCCGCAAGAACTGCAACACCTTCCTCAATATCTTTATTTACAACCTTTAAAGCCGCACCTGCCTTTGTTGTTAAGGCTTCAGAGAATTGCTGAACTGTTGCGTTTGCTAATGTGTTTGCTTTTACTAAAACATCAGTCACTCTTGTTAAATTCATTAGGTTTTGTTGAGCGTCTTTAACAGTTAATCCTAATGCTGATTGTGCGTCTGTTGCTAAGTCTGTTGCAGTAGCCATATCAAACATACCTGCTTGTGCGAATTTTGCTACTTGAGGTAAAGCCGCAATTGACTGTTCTGCGTCTAAACCTGCTGAGGCTAAGAAAAAGTATGCTTCAGCACTTTCACTTGCTGAAATTGCAGTTTCAGTAGCAACTTGTCTTGCAGTCCGAGCCATTTGCTCATTTTGAGCATCTGTTGTTTTCATAATTGCGATAGATTGTGTTAATTTATCGTCAAAATCTGCAAAGGCCTTTATACTGTCTGAAACAACCTTTGCTACTCCGATCATAGCAAGTCCTAAACCTGCTACACCGACTTTAGCTAATTTACCAAATTTTCCACCAAGTAAGGTGCTTGATTTTCCTAATCCGTTTAATTGGGCTTTTGCAAGATTAGCTCCTTTTGTGGCTATCCTGATTATTAAATCTGATCCTGCACCCATTTTTACCTTCTTTTATTACTTTCTGCTTGTGCTAACGCAACTGCCTTATTCTGCTCATCTTGTTCATAAACATAAAAGGCTACCCATTGGTTATACTCGTATGAAGACATTTTACTACGAAGTTCTGCAACTGTCATGGATAGATCACGAGCTAATCTAAACTGAAAAAAGGTATCAGGATTGTTCTTGAAACTCATCAGACATTTCTGTCTGTATGTCTCCTCCAATTCCGTTCAAATCTGCAATTTCTACAAAAATTCTATCTATAATAACTGCGTCTTTTTCATAAAGATTATCTATTGCGTCATCATCTAATTGTGGATTAATGACACTAGCTTTGAGTAAAGCCTTTTGATAATCAAATGCGTCTTTCCCGTCATCAGTGCTTATCCTTGCAAGTTCAACTTGCATTTTTTTAGTTAAACCCTTTACCTGTATTTTTGCTTCCCACTCGGGAATTTCAATTTCTTTAACAGGCACATCAGGG